TGGGCTGGGCAAATCACCCCAAAACGCCTTCACCTCGTCTGCCGGTCTCGGGTTTCGGTAATGCGCATAGATCACTTCCGCCGACGTTCCCATTTCATCGGCCAAGTCGACGATGGGCATACCTTGGCCCGCGCGCATGGAGGCGTAGGTGTGGCGCTGAATATCTTCATCCCAGACAATCGGCGGCTCACCCGGGTGGCGCTCAGCAAGCCAGCGGTTCGCCAGCTCGGTTGCACGCACTCGCATGGAGCGTTGGTAAAATCCTGGCACTTCCTCGCCATCCGCCTTCGCGGCACGCATCCACTGCAGAGCGGACGGCTGCAGAATAAACTCGCGCGGCTTCACCCCTCGCTTGATGCCCGCAACCTTGATTGCGCCCGTCTCAAGATTGATCTCCGGCCACACGAGGCGAACGGCTTCACTCTCCGGGCGGAGGCCCGCCTTGAGGCAAAGGACGGCCCAACCCTTGAGCCTGCGGCATTCCGGCTGGCAGACCGCCCATAAGTACGCCTTCGCCTGCAGCGCGGAAAACACCGTTGGCATCGTGTGGCCGTGTCGACGCTTTCGCCGTATCCAAATTCCTGACGCCGGATTTTCCACGACGTAGCCGCGCTGCATGAGCCAGCCCCCGAAGCGGTGAAGGGCGTTGCGGTAATTGGCCTTGGTGTTGCCCTCGCGATTCATGCCGTCGAGCCAGCCCCTTACATTCGCTTGCGTGAACGTGGCCGTGGTTGCGTCGGGATGGGCGACAAGATAGGCGTCTACTTTGTTCTCCACGTCGTCGAGCCAGCGGCCGGCGATCTCGGTTTTCAGCACAGGCATCCACTCGGCGAAAAGGGGGCGCAGCTTGATGGGCTCGGGGGCCGACTCAAGGGCGGCAAGCCCGGCATCGATCACGCGCGCAAGGGTCCAGCGCCCAGCGGCCCGATCAACGCCGCCCTCCGCTGCAGCAAGGTCAGCATCGGAAAGGCGCGCCTGCACCAACCGCACTCGCGCAGGCTCTGCAGATGCAAGGGCGGCGGCATTCTTGGTGTTGCACAGAGCCTCAGCCTCAGCACGATCTGCGAAATTCTTTCTCGTGCGCTCACCATTCCAACTCCCCTGCACCCGCCAAACGGTCTCCCCGCTTGGGTTTTCGTATGGGACGACCGAGAAGGGAAGGACAGGGTTTGCCATTAGTTGCCAGTGTTTGCCGCACCATTTGCCAAGCAAGGCAATTTCTGGCCGCTCCGGTCCCCATTTGTCTAGCGTCCCCGTAGCTCAACTGGATAGAGCAGCGGTTTCCTAAACCGCCAAGCCCTTAGGAGGGGTTCGGGATTTGCCAGATTGCGCCAAGGTCGGCGGCAAATCGCACCTGCAAAACAGCTACTTCGCGCGCACGTCCTGCACGTCGGTCACTGCTTTGCCGAGTCCATGCGGCGCTTCATCTCAAGCGTCCGCTCGTCGATGCGCTCAAGGAGAATCACGACGCGGGCATTCGTGTCTTCCACGCGCTCAATGCGGCGCTCGGCTGAAACGAATCGCTCAACGTGCGCCTTCTCCACGCGTTCGGTATAAGTCTGCGCTGCGGCTACGTCGCCCTTGAGCGTGAAGAAGACCCCGCTTCCCGAGATGATGGCGACAATGACCGACACGGCGACGGTCCAAGGCAGGCTAACGGTGCGTTTATTTACGGCGACTTCGGGCATGTGATTACGGGAGGGGCGTGAAAACCTTAGCTGCATCGCTTACCGCGCCGGCGACTTCCTTGATGCCGGACGTCTCAAGCCGCACTTTCACACCGTCGGGCGTTTCGATGGCAACGCTGACGTTTTTCGTGGAGATATACGTGAAGTCGTTGCCGCGCTTCTTGGCGTACACGCAGCCAGTCAGGAGAAATAGGGCGGCGATGCACGCGGCACCGATAACGAGAGAGGCGAGAGAGAGTCCCAGGAGTTTCATCGGCGGAGTTTGTGGAAGTGCTGCTTGATGTGCGTGGGCGTGGTTGGATCTTCGGGCGGGGTGGGCGCGGTGCGGATAGTCTCAATCTTCTCCTCGCGCGGCTCGACGTTTGCAGCGCCAGCGATCCGCAGGGAGCGGAACCAAAGCGCTGCACGCACAAGCCCCATGCCGTCCTCTCGGCAAAGGCGGTAAAGGATGTCGTCGGCTGCCAGTCGCCGGTCACGCGGCATCAGGCCCAGTCGCATGGCCTGATAAAGCACGTCATGCACAAGGCTCCCGCGCATGGCGCACGGGCTGTCGAATGTCGGCCCACTCGGGCCATCCCAGCAGTAGTTCGGCTGCACGGTGAGCACGCCGTCTTTGAGCGAAAACATCCGGTGATCGAGCTCCACGCCCGCAAGCTCGGGCAGCTCGACCGAGTACGTGACGGCCAGCGCGTACTTGTAGCCGTTCAGCTCGCGGTAGTGGATGATCCGGCTCATGGCGTGAGCGAAAAGAAGACCTTCGTCTCGGCGGTCGCGGCTGCGTTTAGCTTTAGCGTGATCGTGCCGGCTGCGCATGTGGCGATGCAGGATTTTGCCGTAGTGTCGTCCGTCTGCACCGTGGCGATGCAGCCGCTTTGTGCGGTCGCAAGGGAGTTGGTTATGACGAGCGTTTGTGCAGCAGCCGCGAAGTTCACCGAGCCGGTTAGCGTATTGATCGTCTGCGCCCCCGTCGTCGCTGCCGGCGTGATTGTCTTGTTGATCGAGTCGAGTCGCTTGATCTCGAAGCGTTTGATTGAAAACGTATTCCCGCCGCTCGTCTCGTTGATTACGCCAAGAAGTGTCGGGGCCGCAGTCGGCTCCCAAATGTATTCCGCGATACCCGCACCGGACCCATCGAAGCCGGTCTGGCCGAGGCCGATGTATTGCCCGCCCGTGTCGATCCGCTTAATGGCCGCCGTGTTGGTGGAAAGATACAGTGAGCCGCCCGTGGAAGCCGTAAGCTCAACGAGGATGTAATACCGTGCTCCCGGCTGGATGGCGGTAAAGTTGGCCGCAAGCAGTTGAGCTCCGCGAAACGTGCCGCCTGAATTGGCGACGACATCCAGCTCGTCGTTGGTTGTGTCGAGCGTGACGGTCGTGGATGAACCGAAGGCGGTCCAATCCGTCGCGCTTGCGGTAAACTTTCCGTTGCGCGCTTCGTCGGTGATGAGGGTTGGCAGGTTGGCCGGCGCTACGTAGCCAAATAGCGAGGCGGGATTTTGCTGAATGATCCCAAGTGCGGGGATCATTGCACGGGCGAGCAACTCACAGCCCGGGCCGTTGGGGTGAACATCGGTTCCGCCTGAAAGAAAATAAGTGCCGCCATCGCCAAGCACGTTACGCCAATCCAACACCCCTACATCCGTATTCTCTGCGGCCAGTTCCGATAGCACAGTCGGAAAGACGGAAACGTAATTGGAGTTGCTTGGAAGCTGAAGCAGGATCGGACAACCGGGCGACGCGGTGCGCACGCGGGTAATGATCGTCTGAAGGTAGCCTTTTAGCTGCGTGGGCGTCGCGCTGCTGCGGTCATTCGTTCCGAGGTTAATCGTGCAGAGTGTGGGCGCGATGCCGCGCACCCAATTGACGTAAGATGTCTCGTTGAAACCTGCGACGGTCGCCGCGGATATCCCACCCTTTGAGCCCATATGCACGCGGCCAGACGGCGTATAAAGGCCAGTCTCGAAGCCCGCGAGGTAGACATCGCCAGAGACTGCGACCACGCCGAAGGTAGCATCGGGAAGCGTGCCGTCCCAGATGTTGAGCGTAACACTCTTGAGCGACACGGAAGACGCACCCCCGCAGTTGATCGTCGTGAGGTTTCCAGTTTTCCCGAATTGCAACGACCCGCTACCAGTGTGCTCGACGTAGTACAGCCGCACCCAGCGGAACGGGCGTACGGTGTCACGAACCCAAAAGTTGTGATTGCTCGCGCTCGTTTTGTAGGTGCCGACACCCGTCGGGACGTGCGCAAACATGCCGGTATTGATCGCGGTATTCTGGACGGACCAGCCGCTCGCCGTGGGATTGTAGGCAGAGGGAATGACCGTCGTGCTCGCTGTGGCGCCTGCAAAGATGCCCGGCTCAAGCGCGATTTGATTGATCTCAAACGCGACATAGCCGCGCCCACCCGCCCCGTAGATCGACTGAATTGCAGGGCCAAAAGTGTCGGCGATACGGAAGCCGCCTGCGCCATCCCAAAGGCTATCGCCGATACCGAGAATCTGCACTTGCTTGCCCGAGCGGAGATCGGAGCGAATGCGCGCCGATGCCGCTGCGGCGAATGCGGTCAGCCCGAGGCGGGCCGTGATCGCATCCCGCGCTTCTGCGTTGCTGAGATCCTTTTCGGCAAGCTCCTCATCCGCCGCCTCGCGCGCGGCGGTTTCGGCGGTGAGGGACGTTGACAGCGCGCCTTCCGCTGCCGTCGCGCGGTCCGTTTCGGCTGTCAGCGCGGCGGTGCTCGGGGCATCGATCACCAGTCGGGCGGCAGCTGCATCGCTCGCAGTCAGGAGCGAGACACCAAAGTCGGAGGGAGTGATTCCTGGCATTCCCCCGCCGCCTCCGCGTGCCGCAACAAGCATCCATTGATTGCTCTTGCGCGACGGCTTTTCAGTGGGCGAATCAACCAGCGCCACGAAGGAGCTGCCGTTCACGCTCACCATGTCGAACTTGGCGTAGGGCTGCATCGAGTCCCATGCTCCGCGCGGATTGAAGCCTTTGGGCGCGGCGTATTCCTTGCGCTTGATGGCCTCGTGAATCTCGGAGAGCTGGGCGGCAAACGCGGTCTTGATGTCGTCGGCCCGCTTGGCGAAGGCGTGGCGCGTATCCTCGTTGGATGCATCGCGCGCCTCAATCGCAGCGAGCTTCTTTGCGAAGGCCTGAAGTTCTGCGCGCAACTGTGCGGCCACGCGATAGGCGGGCGTTTGCTTTTCGAGCTTCTGGATTCGCTGCTCGGCCTCAGCCAAGCACTGTGCGAGTAAAACAAGGTCGCTCATTTGGTGGGTTCTTTCGTGGCGGAGAATGCCTTGAGGATGTCTTTCAATTCAGATGAGGCCTGTGTTGGACCGGCCTGCGGAACCGAGTCGGCTTGCGCAGCCGCCGCAGCAGCCGCGACGTTCTCGCCCGCAGCAGCCGCAGCCGCCGGCGTCGAGGGCAGGGAGGATGTAAGCAACTCAATCGCCGTCTCGGGTACGCCGTATTGCTCGGAGAGCGCCTTGATCTTCGCGGCAGCCTGCGCCTTTTGCTCAAGCGTGGCGAAGTAGTCGTAGCCCTGCTGCGCCGCGATTTGCTGACCGGAAAGGATGCCTTGACGGTGTTCGTTGAGGTTCGCAGTGGACTCGCGGCCTGCGTCAATCGTCATCTTCGCCGGCCAGCGCCACTCACCACGGCACGCGCGGCGAAGGGCTTGAACGACGGTTTCGCCCTCCTTCGCCTTCGGCATGGGAAGTTCACCCTCTGCGATGGCGTTAAGGATCACGTCGTCTTTCGTCGGATCCAGAACCTTGTCGGCAAGGATGCCCTGATGGCGTGCCCATACGCGGTCGGCCTGCGCGAACTCCGCGCGCACGTTCGGCCCCTTGTAGCCCGCCGTCCCAAAGAGCACGCCGTAAGGAATGTCGAGGCCGCGCGCAATACACTCGTCCAAGTGATCAACAAAGCCTTGGAAAGCCGTACCCGGGCGCGATGGCATGACCTCCACGCGGTCACCGGTCGCCATGTACTTGATCGTGCCCATGTCGGAGTATTCATCCTGACGCTGGGCGCCGGTTGGGAGCGTCTGGCCAGTCGGCTGGAACAGGTTTCGCGTCGGCGCGCTTGCCCGCTCGTTGAATACGAGTGCGGCCTGCTGGCTGGCGAACTTCACGCCCACCATTTCCGCGTCGAGAATGCCTTTGAGCATCCGCGCAATCTGGATCACGGCATGAAACGCGGAGACGCCCCGGTATTGGTCGGCGCGGAAGGGGTCGAAGTAGTGGCGGAAGTAGCGTGCGGCGATGTCTTCGGGATCGGTGTATTGCCCCTCCTTCGTGAGCTTGAAAATGCGGTAGAACTCGGGCGCTCCGATGCCGTCCACAATGATCCCGTCGAACTCGTTGTCGCCCATGCTGACGGCGTTCGGGTTGCCGATACGGTCAGCCGGGATCAGGTCGAGCTTTACCTCCTTGCGCATGCGGCGCGTGACAAAACCGCAGTCGCCATCCACCGGGCGCATTTCAACGGCGAGCTGGATCAACTTACGGAAGGAGTGGCGGCCGGTGACGTCGCACCGCTTGCACCACTCATGGAAATAGTCCGCGACCTGCGCGTCGTAATCGGGATCGCCAGTCGCCGGGGAATATTCGGTCGGCGTGCAGTTGTTCGAAAACTTGCCAAGGACCGTGAATGAATCCGCAAAGTTCTCCACGAGGTCGCGCGCCTCCCACATCATGACTTTGCGGTCTCGTGCCGTGCGCGAGGACTCGGAAGGCGTGCCCCATGTCTTCGGAGAGAACAGGCGGTTTGATTGCGCCGCCTGATATTCGAAAAGGTGTTTGGCGACGCGCGCCTGCATGCGCTGCAAACCCCACGAGGGGGCGACGGCAGCAATGGCGCGCTCAAAAAACGGCTGACTGCGGACGATCTGGCGGAGGTCGGGAGCTTCGGACATGGGCGACGGGGTGCGTTACCAACTGCCACCGGTGCCGGTGAAGCTGACGTAGGTGGTCTGTGCGGTGTTGCCGGCGGTGATGTCCTGCGCGGCTTGGAGCTGGCCAATCATGGCCGTGACGTCGGCGAGATTCGCCCGGGTCATGCTGCGCCCGTTGAGCGAGTAGCTTTGATTCTTCAGGATCGCCTGTACGCAGGCCACCGCGTCGCTTTTGAGCGTGGCGAGGGTCGCGGAATCAAGGCCGATAAACGGGTTGTCCATTTACGAATGGCCCGTTCGTCAACCAAGGTGGAAGCTAACCCGCAGTCGGCACCGTATAGGCCCCGGGAATCAGGCCGATCTCGAAGCGGTAGGTGAGTTTCGATGAATCCTCTCGGTCAACTGGCGTCACGTCTTGAGACTCGCCCGCCGCATCCAGCTTGAGCACTTCAAACACGGTCACGACGGGGCTCGTGAAGGCCTGCGCCTCCTGGCTGAATAGGTAGCGAGTGCGGGCGACGGCGTCCGCGTGGTCGGTCTCGCTTCCGCGCTGCGTGACCAGCGACACGTCGGCATCGGCGGAAAAGTGCGAATAAACCCAGCCCACGGAGGGCGCGCTTATCATTTGATCGCTGGCCTTGGTGACGTTCGTAATCTCGATTTCGTAGCGCGGGACGGTGCTTGAGGTCGTGTCGCGGTTTTTCTGGATATTAGCCGTGGCAACGAATGACTGGCCGGACGCGAGGACGGCTTCGATGGCCGCCGCGAGGTATTGCTGAACTTGGTAGCTCATGGATTAAGGGATTTGCGACGAGATGGGATTTTGCCGGTACGGGCGAAGGCGCTCACGAGGCGCTTGATTTCGGATGCGAGCTTTTTGCCGCGTATGGCAATGGCCTCGTCGGCCGCTCGCTGTGCGTTCGGGACGTTGCTTTGGCCTGATATGACGATAAAGAAGTTTGGCCCCTTGCCCTCGGAATAGCCGCCAAGCATACCGTGCCGGGCGATGTAGGCGGGGATCCGCGCACCAAGCGCGGCGGCCGCACGGTTAAAAGTCGCCTTCGCGGAGCCAACGCGGGAGATGACCTCCTGCACGTAGGAAGCGCGCGCGGCGCCATCAATGACGGCATTCCACAGATCCTTTCGGATGCGACCGCGATTGTTTCGGGCCGGCTCATGGACCGAGCGCAAGGACGCCTGCTTGATAACGTGACGGGCGCGCCAAGTGGCATCCTTTACCGCGTTGAAAAACGCCTGAATTCCTGCCTCGTCGTTCGCCTCAACAAGTTCTTTCAGCCTCGGGATTTTAATAGTTGCCGGATCCAAGGGCGCAGCAACCCGGCGTAGGTCGCCGCGAACGGCCTTCTCGCCGGCTGCCTTATCCTTGTGGGCGGACTCCGACTTCCCGTAGCCGTTGGCGAATGGAGGGATTCGCTTTCTCCATTCAGGCAGGAAAAGCCGCCCCTCCTCCTTGATTAGCTGCTCACTGTTCGCATTCAGTTTCCGCACCGCGTCCTGTGCGGCGGCGCGAAACTGGGCACTATTGAAATCAATCGTGAGCTTCATCGCGGCTTCACAAGGTCGCACTCGTAAACAGCCTGATCGTTGCGGACGTCGTTGATGCGGTACGTGACCGAATCAGCGGCGCGGAAAATGAGCGCATCAATAACCGGAGTGAAGGCTTCGCGCGCGACCACGAGAACAAGACTCACGTCGGTTTTTGAGCCCACCAAGTCGAAGGTGAAGCGTGCATCGACTTGGTTGAACACGCCGTAGTAGGTGACGGAGGCCTGCGTGAAGGCTTCGCCGGACTGAGAGGATCCGCAGACGCCGCCCCAGTCGTCGGAAAGTTGATCGGTGTCGAAATCGCTCATCGGGAAAAGAGGACGTTGCAGCCATTGCGGGATAGCTCGGAAAAGCCATGCTTCGCCGCGTGCTCACGGAAGGGGGCCATGGGCGAACCGTTGTGCTCAACGCAGACAAGGCTCACACCCAAATCCGCGAGGTCGATTTGCTGGAAAATGCCGAGGTCTGCCCCTTCCGCATCGATGCTGATAAAGTCGAATTGCCGGCGTCCGCATCGCTCAAGGAGGGTTTCAAGCGTCCACTGCGGAATGCGCACGCTCTTGAAGCGATCGAACCCCCATCGCCTGCGTTCATCGGGAATCACGGTCGAAACCATGTGGCGGCTTTTCTCGTCGCTTTCCCAAAGCTCCACCTCGGAATCGGTCGGGCCGATGGCTACATTGAATGCGCAGGCTTCGGGGAGGTTTTCCCGAAGTCGGGCGAAAGCAGCGGGCGACGCATCAACGTACACCCCGGACCATCCGAACAGGTGAAGCGCGTAGGTGTTCGAATACGTGACACCATCGTTCGCGCCGATGTCCAAGAACGTGCCGCCCGCCCTGCCCTTGAAATAGGCTTCAATCGTGGCCTGCTCGCCGTGCTGTGAGTAGTCGTCCATCGCAAATATGCGGTTCGTCAACGCAGGGCCAAAAAGAAAACGGGCCCACCGGTTAAGGTGAGCCCGCTTACATGAACACCACACGCACGGCACCCAGCCCCGCAGCAAATCGGGGCCGTGAAGTGATCAGGTGTATTGGGTGGTGAGCAGAGCGCCCGCGGCGGCGTTGACGATCTTCTCGGCAACGTGCTGCTCGGCGCGCACGATGTCGGACTTCTTGGGTTCGTCGCGGTATGTGCTCAACGCCTCAACAGGGCCGAACTGTGACCAGTTGAGGGTATATGCGGCACCACCCTTCATCATAGACGCGGGAGTTCCGGCGCTCGTGACCTTGCCCAACCAGCAATGCGTATTCGCCCAAATG